CGCATTAATTTGATTAACAGTTTGTTGTAGTGTTAGATTAGGGAAGCCAGTTGAAGTACTACTTGTCGCAGCAATTGTTTCTGTTTGTGTACTAAATCCTACATCGTTATTTGCAGTTCCTACACTAAGTGTTAAATCAAATGCTACTGTAGGTGTACTGGTTGTTTTTGTTAATCTTAAAAATGTACCTGTATTGGTTGCAACAACGTTGGGAATACCTGCGTCATTGATTTCTTGTACAATTCCTGCCAAAGTATAAGTTTTAAAAGTTGTACCGCTTTGAGTAGCAACCACAGTAGTTGTAGCAAGAGTTACACTTGGATTGCCTTTAACATATGTAGCAAAGTCATCAATGTATACACCATTGTCTACAGCGTTTTGTGTTGATACAATATCACTGTTTGGTATTACTGTGCTGCCACTAATCACTGCACTTGCTACATAACTGTTTCCTGTTTGCTCATTGATAAGAGCAACATCATTTGTAATTAAACTCGCTAGCTGTGTTGTGTAACTTGGACTTGTTCCGTGTTCAACTAACAGTTGACTTAAATTTATACCAGCATTGTTTGTAAAGTAAGTTGTAATAAATGTCTGCCAGGCGCTACTGCTGCTTGCACTAATGTATGCTGTTCTTAATGCTTCTATTGCATTGATTCTATTAGTAGCTAAACTTGCTGCATTATTAAAACTGTTTGCATTGAAACTGTTTTCCAATGCCGCTTGTGCAGTAATATTTGTTGTGGTTGCTACAGTATCATTAAATGTAACTGTTTGTCCGTCAATGATTAATGTTTTGGTTGCACTGCCTACAAAGTTAGGATTACTCACAGTTCCTGTTTTAACAACATCATTATAAGTTGTAGTTGTTACTGGATTGCTAAATGTAATAGTTTGAGCTAGCGCACTTGTTTCTCCTAGTACAACTGTACTACCATGTGTTACAACATTACTGCTGGCAATATCTTGCGTTCCAATAATGTTAATAACACCAAGTGTTGTTGTTGTAGAAGTTTTAGATAGTGTTACTGTTGTATTGTCTAATAACAATGTGCCACCGCTTGCAGGCACAGTAGGAAGTGTAATTGTTCCTATAACTTCAATTGGATCGTTACCTGTACTAATACCACTACTACCATCTGGATCTAGCATTGCCCAGCTACGTCCTTCATGTAGAACTTTGTCATTGTATTTGTAACTAACATAAGGATCCCAGGGTAGTACATCTCTCCAGTCGCCTCCGAAGTCATATGTATCACCTGAGTTTTCTACTAGAGATAACATATCTTGTCTATTAATAACTTGATAGTCTGTTTCTGTTGTAAGTGGTAACCCGCTGTTTACGAAGTCGCTGTGATATTCATCGGCTGTACTGCCCGAATAAGTGTTTACTGCTCTTGTTGTAAAATTATTGCCTGGAGATCCAGTTACAAGTAACGGACTATTACTGTCAACGTCAATGGTTAAATCAGTTAGCGTGTCGTTTAGTTCGCCTTGTGTAAATCTAATAGACTGAGGACTAGTGGTAAGCAAGTCTGGAGTCAGTTGAAACTCTATTGTATCTCTGCTTCTTGTATCTCCAAAGTCTGCAATTCTAATAGCCCATTCTTCATGTAGATCAATCGTAGCATCAGCATCAAATAAACTTTTGTTTCTTGCAAATGCATCTAGTGCATACTTGGTACCTTTGTACTTGAGACTACCTTGTACGAATTCAAACAATGTGTCATCGTCGATATCTAAATTGTCTGCCCACTGTGGTTTATTGTATCCGCTGTTGTATTTTGCAACGTTACTGATTTGACTATTGCTAAGATTTGTAGTTCTTCCATAGTATTGATCAAGTTCTTTTGCAACTGTGTCATAGTTCGGAATAATTGTATTATCTGTGATTACAAAACCCGGACTGTAGAATCGTCCGTTCCAGTCTTTGGTTCTTGTACCTTGCCACACAATTCTATTATGACGCTGTCCAATAGCAGGATCATACACTACATCATCAAAGTTTGTAATATTATCAAACACAATTAAATGTTCTACTTGTGTTTTATATAATCTTACTCCATATATTTCATCACTACTATCTTTTACACTAAACGTTGTTTCTTTGTCAAGGCTTAATATGTTTCTGTCAATGAGTAACTTGCTGGTTTGTATTTGATTTCCATTGCTATCGTTAACATTGTAGATACCATCATATCTATTGTTGATATTATCAAAGTATCCATTTGTACTATCTTGCACTGTGATCTTTGTGTTATCTGGAATAATTTTAAGTTGAATAGTTGTTTCACTTGCGGCCCATGTTACAAAATCATTTGCAGCACTACGCCATTGCTGTGTAAATCCAATTTTGTTTAGATAATAACCGTACCCTACAATAAAGTTATAAACTTCTTGTATACTTGATAGTTCTGTATTATAATCTAATGTACTTTCAGCAGTTTCAAAGTCTGTATATCTAAACACTTCAGTACTGCTTATGACTGCACTAATTTTATTACTACTGGTCACCGGAGCATAATATTTGAATGTAAGTTTACTGTTGTCATATCCTGCAATCTTATACCCGTTTGCTGTTTTATCAATTTTAATTCCACCAAAGAAGTATTCAGTGCTAGGACTGTTTGTAAACAGTATTGTATTAAAGTTTTCTTCCGGAATAAACACACGACCTTTGCCTTGACTGCTTTCTAACATAAATTTTTGATTGCTGTTTACAAAGCCGCCTGCTTTAGCTACAGTGCTAAACGACATATTTTCTAATCTAGTTTGAAGATCTTCAATAATTGTACTATTACTTTTTGCAAAATCAGTAATACTATTTTGCATACCGATAAAGTAGCGTTGGCTATCTTCAGCTAGAACAGGTTCTAGTTTTGCTGCACCTGTGCCTACTACTAGTGTTGGTCTGTTGTAGTAATTTTTACCAGGATTAATTACGCTAACACTTGTAACCACACCTCCTGTGATGTGTGTTTCTATTTGTGCATCTTGTCCAAAGTTATCATATACACTTACTGTAGGTGCACTGGTATAACCTGTGCCGCCATTGATAACTCTTACAGCCTCAATAATTTTACCAGTTTGTATATTACCACTCAGTTGATGCGACTTCCAACTTGTTAGTTGATTTGCGGTACCATTGTACAATTGTGCATTATCGAAACTACTGAGAGTAGATTCTTTTCTTTCATTGACAGCAAAATAGTTGTTGGTAGCAATTAATGGTCTTGCTTTAAGTAGTGCTAAAAATTCTACAATTTTATACTCAGCACTGCGTCTCCATTCTGCTTCTACCGGACCCCAGTCTCCAAACTCAAATGCACGAGCAGGATCTGTAGGTGTTGCAACAACGCCAGCTGTATGTGGATCATTCAATACACCTGCATTTGTTACTAGTGTATTGGTTGCCCAATCATAATTATTATAGCTGTAATTGATATCATATACAGCGTTTAGTGCTGGATTATTAATTTTACCGTACTTGAGTGCAGTTATTAAGTTTGCTCTCTCAGTAGCATCTGTCCAACTATAGTTTGCGTCCCACCAGCTAGGTTTGCGATTGTATCCCATCATTTCCCAAGGATGTGTGTGCGGTCTATCTGTATTAAAGAAGTAATGATACAATCCTCTCCAGCCGCCAATACCAGGAGTTACATCGCTGTAGTTCCATGTCCATTTGTCACTAGCATCATAGTAGGTATCACTTTGTAGAGCAGTAACATTATTGGCTACTTTCCATTTGTTAAATTCGCTCTTTACAGTATCTTGGAATTTGTTCCATGTATATACGTTTGCTCTATGTGCATTAGGAGTATAAGTTTTTATACTTTTTACATTATCTAATTTTGCATGTTGTATGTTGTTGTAAATTCTACACTCTAGATCCCATAGAGCAGCGTCGACAGGATCAAATCCTGCTTTGCTTCTGTCATATAGTTCAGTGCCATTACGAACATGCACACTACCGTCGTGTCCAACAATTACTGTGTCTGTGGCTGTTCCTGTACTGTCTTTGCTGTAATCGCTACGTAGCTCAGGCAAGTAACTTTTACACAATCCTAATTTAACTGCACTAGGCGGTACAAAGCTAACACTTGCTCTAGGATACCATCTTACATGTAACTGTGCTTGTCCTCCTGATGGGAATGTTGGATTTGTTGTTACTGTAATTTTATTACTGCCCAGCGTATAATCTTGATCTTTGATCAAAGCTCTCCAGCGGGTGTTTCCAGCTCCGTCATCGTCATTTAGCCAAACCTGTATATGATTTTGTTCGTCGTCGTACGTGTTAACACTTTCAGGTAAATCGAACACAGGTGTTGTAGGATTGTTCCAGCCATAGTCTGCACTTTCATAATCTCTATACATAGCCATATTGCTGTTGGCAAACAGTGTACTTTTATTTTTACCTACAAACATTGCTTCTAATGCACGATCCACTAGTGTATAAACAGACTGTGTGATATCTAATGTATTGTGCAGTTGTGCTACTTTAAGTTTGAATTGTTTTTTGAACATGCTGTATTGATTAGCATTAAACTTAACACTACTGTATGGATTAGTATCTTTGTCCATTAGCAACTGATTTATTAGTTCTGTACTATATGGTTGTTGTCTAATAGTACCGCCAAATTCATGTACATGTGGTAGTTGTCTATAATTGTTAATACCAAAATAATCGCCTGTAAATCCTGGGATACCAGTCATTTGCTGTCTAACGTGTTCTACTAGATCTCCAAAACTAATATTTGCAAAATCTAAATTTTGCGCATTGTGTGTTTGTGTGTCAGCTATCAGTTGTGATCCTTCTACTGTATCACTGTAATCTGCTTCTGTATAATACTCTACTTCGTAAATATCATCTATAGCTGATGCACCTGTGATGCTAAGAATGTTGCCACTTAGACTGTATGCACTTATTTTTGTTCTGTTTCTATATACTGCGATATTGGTATAATCACTAACAGTGTTGATATAAATTATACCTTCTTTGTTAGTTGTGCCAACAACACGATATTTGATTGCTGTCTGACTTGGTGTTGCAATTGCAAATGTAAACACATCACCTGTACCAGAACTTCTTGTGAACCCACTGCCCAATGCTGTGCCATCGAAATCTACAAATTCAATTTGATTTTGTGCAAATTGTGTTTGGAATGTGTATGTTGTTCCTGTGTTCATAAACAGTGTAGGCAGTGTGCCATTCACAGGATTTAGTCTATTTGTAAGACTGCTATCTTTTTGACTGCTTACTCTAAGTTTATCGTCGCTGGTTTTCGTGAATACAAAATACTTGTCTTTGTCAAAACTATTATGACCTAGATCAAATTTTAATGTTTGTCCTGCTGTTGCTTTTGTTATTGTTTTTCTTACTACACGTTTTACTGGCTGGCTATTTCTAATAGTTACCCATCCGTTGTGTGCAGTGCCATCTAACATTTTATAATAGTAGTATCCGGTTATTGATCGTGTAAGACTCTTTTCAGTGTTTGGACTGCTTTGTGTATACTTAAATTTTTTGTTTACTAAATCAACTGAAAAGTTAATACCCGGACTGTTACCATAATCAACATAGTCAACTCCGAACCCTAGTGCAGCATCTACTGGGTTTGCTGTGTTATGAACATAATCAAAAATGTAACCACCTTTGAAATTACTGTTAGGATATGTAGCAGTATTGTCTAATTTTACATTGTTGATATCATACAGTTGTGCTAGCATACCAAAACTACGTGCTGTTTTTTGCTGTCCGTAAATCCATGCACTACCATCCCAATACCATTCACTTCCATCATAAGGCTCTGATGATTCGTTAGTTGTACCAAACTTCATTGAATTGTGACCATTGATAATTACAACTTTGTCGTTGGTATTAATAGCTGTACTTCCACTGCCATAAATTTCTGTTAGAACAATGCTAGTACCTACACCACTTACTCTAAAAATTTTGTTATTGTAAACACTGTTGGTTGTTTGTAAGAACATTACAATATCATTGTTTTGTAGTGCTTGTGGAACGATCCTTTTCCAAAAATTGTAATTTTGTGACTGTGAAGGGTCTTTTGGATCAGTGTGTTTGGCAATACATTCATAGTAAGTGATGTTGCTGTTCACTGACAAATAAACTAAGTCGCCTGGTTCGTAACCACTGCCGGAACTCCATTGAGTAGTAATACCAGAAATAGTCCAATCCCAATCTGTTTGTCCAACAATAGCTGTAGCTGGATCAATATTATCTTCTACTAGATGATCAACATATGAGATATGATTTTTACCAAAGTTATATTTTTCTATTCCTGCTTTGTATTCAATAATAGGACGTACAGCTCTAAATGTATCAACAATATAATCACTGGCTGTTAAGTCTTGATATGCACACATAGCTTGCGCACTATCTTCATGTATCCATAAATTGCTTCTAGCCCATGCACTGTGATCTGCCGCCCATCTCTCTTCAACAACATAGTCACGCTTTGTGTTTTTGTATTGATCTGTGTCAGTAGGATCAAAGCTGAATGTCGTAGGAGTTTCTACAAAGTCATTTCTATTTTGAGTATCATAAATCGCTGTATTAATAAAATGTCTTGCATAATGATTATATCTAGTTGCTTCGTATTGTTTGGTTAACTTAATACCTGTGCCTACACCATCCACAATATAAATGCTATCAACTTCGTAGTCGCCACTTGTACTATAAGAGTGAAAATTAGTTACTCGTATTACATCGTTTATTGCCGGAGCAGTAGTAAATGTTATAACTCCGGTGTTAGTATTATATGTATAATCAGTTGTAACTGTTTGTATTAGATTATTTTTAAAGACTTTTACAGTATTAGAATAAGCACCTACAGTGAATGTTTTATTACCAGAAACTGTTTGTGTAAATTCTGTAAACTGAGATTGAGTAAATCGAATTCTCATACCGTTTTGCAGTGCAAGAGTTTTACCATTCACTAGTGTAGGTGTAGTATAAGAAGTTCTACCAATAATAGTGTCAATGTCAATGGGGTTAGCAAGTGCTGCACTTAAACTACATGGAGGAAGAATATCAGTTAGCCAAAAGTATTTGTGATAGTTTATAAACATATCATAGTTAATTGGCAAGTCCAATGTGTAAGCAGTTTCATTCAATGTTTTGTTGTGATTGTTGACATCAACTTCATTAAATTTTATTGCATTAATAAGATCATCATACGGCATTGCACCTTGTATGTTTTGATCCGGGTCTTTATTTACAAGTCCAGGTGTAAACTGATATGTATCGTTGCTTCTATCATCAATGATGTAGTTGTCAGCTACAGTGTTCTTTAGATACTGTTGCCCTATGTAGTTCCTAATAGGCTGTAAGCTACCACTACTGAGCAATTGCTCCATAGTAGTATCTAAAAACTGTCTGTTGACCTGTGTTTGAAATATCTCTGGTAAAAAGTTTGAGATATTGCGTGTACCAAAGTGTTCGTTAGACTCACCTGGTCTTGTGATCATCGGCGCCTTTATAGGTCGTGGACTGCGTTCGCTCATTAGTAGGATACTCCAGTGCTTTCAGCTATTGTTGTGCTGTTGGAAACAATACTGTTAGATACAATAATGTTTGATGCTTCAACTACAGGAAGAAATAGTTCGTCTCCTGCACTAGTTATTTCAAATAGTTCTTTAGTGTCTGTGCTATTGCCAACTGGTTGAATTGTAACTTGACTTATTTCACCAATCATGTTATTGTGAATATATGCTGCCATTTCAGTAAAGTAAAAGTCTTCACCGAAGTCCCAATTTTCAACTGCAAAGTAATCATTGATAAGTCTTATCACTTGCTGTTTTACTTCAGTGTCACTGAGTGTACTGTTTGCAGTTTTAGTTACATTAAATCTAGCCTGTAGTTCACTACTAGCTAAATCACCAAATAGTATTTTATACTTAACTGGTCTGTAAATAACTTGATCACTGATACTCTTTTTAGTTTCTAATACTTCAAACATATTTGTAAGTTCACTAATAGTTGGTGGATTAGGTTTAGTTTCTGTTCTACCATCATATTTTGTCCAAGTTCTAAACTGTCTATCATAACTTGACATTAATACATATGTGTCTACAATGTTTGTAATAGCAGGATCAATTACATTGTTGATATCACTGATTCTATCATATTGTGTGTGTAGATTGGCTTTACCATTGACAATGGTAGTGCCATTGGCATCATAACACACATAGTCAAATCCGTCTACAGTTTTTGTTCCTAGTTTAATAGTTTGTCCAGCCAGTACATTATTAAATGCTTCTGGATTAGTAGGATAGTCTCCGTTGTTAGGATCAGCAAGTGTAACTCTCACATTGTGAGGATCTGTGTAGCCATCTTGATATACAAAATATCCAAACAAATTAAACTTATAGTCTTTGCCTAAAGCAGTTGAATCTAATTCACTAACAGGATTTATTCTCAACACTTTTAAACAATCTCTGAGAGGTTTTTGTGTTTCACTGCTGAATGTACTGTTGAAGTTTAAGTTGCTAAATTTAAGTTTAGCACTACTACCAAATACCATTTGTGTTTTGCGAGTAAGTATTTCCCATTGTGTACTGCTATAGTTGAAGCGTATAAGCCAACTGTTGTCTATACCAGTACCGCCTGTATTACCTTCGTACTGTCTACTCCAACTACTCACTGCATTTAGTGTGGTTGTGTTAGCAGGAATATTTCCACTTTCAATGATGTGCCATTGTTGTGTATCGCTGTTGTATCTCAGTGCAAAACTTACTTTTGAATCTATCTTGTTTACAACTTGTGTTTTGATTGTATCTGTAAAGTCTTTAGCAAACACAGGAACAATACGTCTAACTCTTGCACCATCTTCTATTACACCACTCAGTACCACAGCACCTTTACCTGTGTTGTCATTTCCTGTTGGAATACCGTCTGCTGTATCATCACCTAAGCCGTCTTTGTAAAGTCTATCAACTTTGACCCATTGTGTGTTACTGTCAGCTAGTATTACTCTAGCAGTAGCATTGCTACCGCCGCCGCCTGTGATTGTAACTGTAGTGCCGTTTTCATATCCGCTTCCTGCATTAGTAATTGCAATAGCTGTAACTGCACCACTTGTAACTGTGGCTGTGGCTGTTGCACCTGATCCAACACCGTTAACTGTAACTGTTGGAATACCTGTGTATCCTGTGCCACCGTTTACTACTGTGATAGTTTTTACATACCCCATCTGATAAGGCGCACTAATAAATTCTACTAAACTGTTTAAACTTGCTTTTTTCAAACTGTTGGTTTGCACAAGTCCTGTACGCTGTACAATACTGTCTTTGGTAAAATATCCACTGCTACTTCCGCTTGCTTTTGTAACTTGGTTCCAGCGGAATACTCCAGTGATGTCTGTTTCTGTTGCATTTCTAAACACAATACCACTTGTTGTATTGTTAAAATCTGAATTGCTGTTAAACGTTGTGCTTGTGTAACCTTGTCTTGTGTAGTAAAAGTTTTTAACTTCTGCATTGCCCAGCATAGGTCTAATATACTTTTTATAAATCTGTTCACCATTCAATGAGTTGGGTAAACTAACAAGACTTCTATTGGTTACATTATTTTCATACACATATCCGTCGTCTGTGTATTGTGTTGCATCATTATAAGTTGCTGTAGGATCATATAAGTCACGGAATCTACTATGCCCACTGTGTACACGGTTAATACTTTTAATCTTGCGAATATTTTCACTTACTGTTACAGGAAAAATACTGTAATCAGCAGCAGTAACCATTCTGTCCTGTGCGGCAAAGAATCTTGGAGCATTGGCTTTGATACTAGCAACACTTTCTCTTGCACTAGCGTTGGTTACATTGTTTTTCAAACTAAGAGTAAAAAGTGCGTTGTATGTATTACCATCAGATCCTTGATAATCGATGTTCATACTTGTACTATTAAATGTATCAGGATTAAGGCTATAAGATTCATTTAGTCCTGTGCGATACCAAACTCTAATGTTACCACGTGGAATATTACCAAATGCACCGTCTCCAAAAACGATACTTACTTGATCACTTTCTCTACTTGCAACACTGTAAATATCTCTGATAGCATTACTAGTACTATTGAATATAGCACTGTTTCCAAATAGTTTATCAACTTGTGTCCAAGTTTTCTGTACTTGACCTACTTCGTCAATTGTTTGTACCCAAATATTTCCATTTGCAATGTTGTCTACATTAATATCAAGTACCATATTAGATAAACCATTGGTAATATTAAAATCTTTGTATTCCATCGCACCTTGTTTGAATCCTACAAAGAAACCTGTGTTTGCACTACTGTTGCCACTGTTGTCATTTTTGTATAACAAGTCAACAACACTATACGGGTCAGGTGATTTTTCAATTACTGTGTTCTGTGAAGTAGTTTTGCTACTGTAAAAACTAAAAGTTGTATTTTTGTTATTAATTCTATTTTGAAAATTACGAGTTGATAAATTGTTTACACTATTAGTTCTATAAATTTCGTTGCTTACACCACTTATTGTAATTTTACTATAAGGAGATCCAAACTGACTACTGCTTTGAAACATGCTGTTCATAATAGTTAAAAAGTTTTTATAACTGTTGGGATCAGTCGTGTCATCAAACTGTACTGATATGTTTGCTAAACTATTACCATTTGCATCAAACACAGGCTCGTTTGTTCTCACACTGTCTATCTTTAAAAATCCGTTGGCAACAACATTTCTAGTAGGTGTATATCCCAAGAAGTCAGCAATACGTAAGGCGCTTTCTCTGCGTTCTGCTGTGCTTAGATAATTTTCTCTGCTGGCTAAGTCTGCTCTGTATGCTAAGTTATGACCTAAGAAAGCCATAAGTTCTAACAAACTTACAAATTCACTTGAGTTGATCCAGTCATTAAAGTTTTCTGGATAGTTGTTGTTAATATAATCAACCATAGCGTTACGAATAGTTTCAAAGTCATAAGCCTGAAAATTAGCTTCACTAAAACTTTCGTACACTACGCTGAAATCTTCAGCAGCAAATAAACTGCTCTGTCTTGCGCCTTGTGCCATTATTCTTCACCTACATATGTTAACAACAGTTCTTCTGCTGTTCCTGTATCAATATATTCCATTCTCACACGCACTTCTAGTGTATGCTCGGTGGGTTTGTTCAATAGTGTTTCTATAACTCTCCATCTAGGATCGTTGGTCACTATTCTGTTCACATCGTCTAGTGCTTCTGCTTCTGTTGTATAATCCAGTGGTTCAAAAACCAACTCAGGTAGTATGCTACCAAATGTTGGATTCATTACACGTTCGCCTCTGCGAGTGTAAAAATGATTCATCAAGTCACGTTTTGCAATATCAACATCTTCCAATGTTTTACTGCCTGTGACTATGTCTATTGTGCTATATCCGATGTATGTTGCCATACTAATATTTATGGCAAAATTAACTGCTACTTTTTATATTTTGATCTGAGTACGTATAATATCGCCATTTGTCATGCTTTTTGTAATAGTAACAACTAAATCACTCACTGTGAAGTCAAATAGATGATCTAATATCTCTCCGTTGAGTCTTACTTCTAGTTTTTCAATTGGATCCATACTAAAACTAGTATCCATAGTAAATGTATTAGATCCGCTGTATGTGAATGTTTGATTTACTAGTGTTTGATTGTAGCGTTTAGCAATGTCTCGTTTTATACTTTCAGGAGTAAATGGTAAAAACTTCAGTGTTTCTGCATAGTATGCAAATCTTGCACGTTTGAGTTGTGCATCAGTCAACAAGTTCTTTTCATTCTGATCTCTCATAT